AATTGCTCCAGTACCAGAGTCACCGGCAATGCCGACGTCTGTCATGTGTGCTTGAGCATCTACATAGGCTTTAACTGATTGTTGAGTTGGGATAAGTGTAGCACTATCGCTAGTCATATCGTCTTCATCAACAAATGCTGTGGCTGTAATTGTGCCATCAGTAAGTGATCCAAAAGTAACTAGACCTGTCATGTTAGCTGTTGCACCTGCAATGCTACCTGTCACGTCTCCAGTTAAATCTGCGGTTACTGTGCCTGCTGCAATGTTACCTGAGCCATCTCTTTTAACAAGCGTTGATGCTGTATTAGCATTCGTCGCTGCGTCAACTAGATCTGTGTAGTACTTACCACCAATTGCTTGGATAGCTTCGTTACCACCTGAATCTATAGATGAAACATATAGTTTCGCTGCTGCACCTGAACCGGATCTATCTTCAGCATAAGCCAATTCACCTTCTACTAAGTCAGAAGCTGCTGGAGCTGCTGAGCCTGTAGATCTTTTGATTTGAATTGTTGTTGCCATTTATTTTTCTCCTAGTTAAATGTCTTTTTTAAATAATATAATATAAAGCTTTATAATATAGTTAAAAAGTTCCACCATCAATATTGGTAATTGAAGCCGCAACGTCTGAAGCTGGTGCTGCCAACCAATTACCCGATGTACCATCATATACTAGAGTGTAACCATTTTGTTTAGCTGAAGTATCTACTCCAGATAAATTCTCGATAGTAGTAGCTGTCGCTATGGCTGAACCGGAAGTTGTAGATGTTACTACCCTTGTTGAACCAGTACTTACTGATACACTAATGGGATTTGCTGTAGCGTTTACATTAACTGCCATTGTTCCTCCTTAAGCTCTTGTAACATTTGGTGTTACAGTTACTATACCTTCTAATACTCTTAATGTCTCCGATGCAGAAGCTATTTCTATATCGTAAACATATCTTCCGCTCTTAAGTGCAGCCGTTTCGGCTGCTGTTAGTGAAATTGTAACTTGTCCAGTATTATCTACTTTTGCTGTAGTAAAATCTGTTTTAGTAGCTGCGTCATATGACTTCCTTATTTGTGAAGTCACTGTATAATTAGCTAAATTTTTGGCACTTGCGTCGTCGTTTGTAAGATTTAACTCCAAACTAAAAGTCGTACCTTGATCTATTACTATATTTGAAATGCTGGCCATCTACAATTATTCTCTTAAAATGTTATATAGTCTTATTTATAAATAAAAGTGATTACAATGAAAACTATTTTAACATTAAAATACGGTGAGAAATACAGCTCTGAGGCTGTTAACTCCATATACGAACAAACCCAAGGTAAGTATAACTATATCTGCGTAACAGATGACCCTAAAGGTCTACACCCTGATATTAAAGTTATTTATATAGAACATGAACCCGAGGGTAATATGGAGAAAATTAAATTATTCCAGCTAAAGGCAAACCCTGGTGAGACTATAATGTATCTGGATTTAGATATTCGTATACAAAAAGACATAGATCACATGTTTGATTACTGTAATAACTATCCTGTTATAGCATATACTTGGTGGAAGGATAAAGGTATAGATGAAATGCCAATAGATGATTTTCCCTATCACTCTAAAGATCCTTTAAGCAATTTTAACTCTAGTATTATGTTATGGAAAGATGCTACACATATCTGGAAACATTATTGCGAAAATCCAGACGAATATATAGTTAAGTATCCTCACGGTGATGATACATTTTTATACCATGAGGGATTTACATTTGAACACTTACCTAGAGAAGAAGTATACTCGTACATGTTCTCAGGTAGAAAATACAAACCTGAATATACAATATGCCTGTTGAATGGACAAGCACAATACCCGGAGATTGAGAAAGAATATGATGAACTTTGTGTGCATCAAATGGGGGACTAAATATTCCCCTGATTATGTTAATAACTTGTATCGTATGGTACAAGATAATTATAAACATGACTTCACTTTTACATGTTTTACAGATGATGATAAGGATCTTAATTGTTCAACAGCTCCTATTCCAGACATTGATCCGTTACATCCAGACTATTGGTTTGGAAAAGAAAACTATTGCTGGGACAGAGCAAAGTTTTTAGTATTTAATTCTCATCGTTGGTTAGGCTTCGAAGGTAAATGGTGTTACTTTGATTTAGATATAATTATACAAAATGATATATCTGATTTAGAAGAGCTAGCATTGAAACCTAGAATCATACATTCTAATTGGGACGATCCTAAAAATGTACATGATAGAAAGTTTATTGATATCAGAGGAACACGATATAACTCTAGTATGATGTGTTGGAACATGGACCAATGTGAACATATATTCTGGGATGCAATACAAGAAGAGCAACAAATATTTACAACCTTTTTTAAAGGTACAGATAACTATCACTTTTGGAGACAAAGAGACTTTTGGAATAACATTCCTTATGAATGGGTTTACTCTTACAATAGAGGACAACAATTTCCGGACGATTTGGAGAGGCATAAATATAGAGAAGACTGTAAACTTTGCCTGTTTAATGTGGACTTAGCTCCACATCCTAGTGTAAAGGAACAGATTAAAATAGATGAATTACAAGATGAACAATTATTGAGATTATGGCATGGTAACAATTATAGCAAATCAGCTAGATAGTAACTACTCGCAGACACAAATAAATGCTTTTTATACGCAATGTAAGAAGTTATTAGTAAATCCTTTTGATTTTTACGCATTCATTAATGAAGATGAGTATAAACTGCTGGAATCTACACATAAAAAAGAAGGCTATTTGCAAGGTATAAATTTTCATGTACCTAAGTATGGCAAAGACTGGATTGAGATAGACATAATGCAACACACTCAACCAGGTGAGAGGAGTATCCTCATAACACCTAATGTAATACTAAACGATCCTAAGTCTTTCTTTACATATAAAACAAAAGGAATAGATAAACTATATCTTGAAGATGGTAACCTAGCTTATTTCTGTCATAGGAATGAAAAGGTTGAGAACATTCTAACAAAGTGGAATGATATGGAAGATCAAATGACATTTGAAAACCATTCCTTTGAGGGAGCATTTTATAGTAATGTAGTACCCGAGTTACCATTCATACAAAATACAAACCATAACTACCCAGAAAAAACAGAAGGCGACATAGTTGTTCTTCCTTATTGGTATGAGGACTTTACAAAAGAGCAATTGGAACTTAACTATAATAGAGAAACAGATCTATATCCATGGTTGCCTGAAAGAGTACAAATGGAAGTATCTGATAATCAAGGAAACAATTTAACAGCAGAACAAATAGAAGATTCTTTTAACTTGGATTTTATTACTAAGGCAAAAATTAAAAGAGTTAAAATGGATGGATTAGAAGGTGACCCTATTAACAATCCAGAACTATTTGATATATGCCAGTACCTTATGGGTAATTGGGGTATTGCAGTAGACATAATAACAGAAGGTAAAACAAATGATTTAGTTTGGTGGACAAATTTAAGTTTACTTTTTGTAGAAATAACCAAGAACATAGGCAATATTACATTCAATATAGATACATCTAATCCAGGAAAAGATATATTAGATAGAGCTAAAGTTTTAATAGATGGTGGTGCCAGAGTTTTCTGGAACTATACACAAACACATTTATCTCAAGAAGCTGATGTACTTAAGGCTAAAGAATTATCTAATGAATATAACTTTACAGGCTTTGTATATAATAATGAAGTTGTAGAAGAAATAAAACCTATTGAGAAAGAAGTTAAAAAGGAAATGCCTGACTACAATCTTATCTCTCTGGACACTCTAAAAACAGTCAAACAAGACGACATATATACAGAGAGAAAAATAAAATTTTCACCACATGTCCATTGTGAAGGTAAAGTTAATAACCAATTTTATTTAAGCGCAACAGGAAATGTTTTCCCGTGTAAACATGTGGCATTGAATTTAATAACTGCACACAATTCTCCAGAACATAAAACAGAATTGATGTATAGTTGGGACAAGAATAGTATTAGTAAACATACACTAGAAGATATTTTTACTAATGATTTTTATAAAGGATATTTTAATAATTTACTAAAATTAAATCCTTTAGTAATACATAATGAACAGGATGGAATATGTTAAAAGTAAATGATGGAACCGTGATAGAAGGAATTTTTAATGATGAATCGTATATCGAGATAGTTAAAAAGTCTAAATTTTCAACACTAATAATTCATATAGATATATCAGAGTTTGAAAGTAAATGTATTGAAGTGGTATCTGTATTAGCAGAACATGGATTGCAATATGCTAAGGACTTTGTAATTGCGAGGGCTCGTAATAATGAGAGTTAATATAGTATGTTCCAAATGGGGTGATCGTTATGGTCCTCACTTTGTAAACAGATTAAAAAATATGGCAAAGAGAAATTGTAACACTAAACATGATTTCCATTTCTATTGTTATACAGATGACGCTGAAGGTTTAGATGATGATGTAAAAGTAATTCCTTTTCCAGACATTCCTAACATACACCCTAAGTATTGGTTTCAGAAAGACGACTTTAAATATGGCATGGCAAGGTGTTGGGATAGGCCTAAGACAATGGTATTCAATACTCATAACTTTGCTGAGGATAAACCTACAGGGCGTTTTGTATTCTTTGACTTAGATGTAATTATACAAAATGACATAGAGCCCTTACTTACCTACAATATGGAAAGACCAACTAAACTAAGATCTTGGTGGCAAGATCCTCGTCCAATGAAGACTCGTAGATTTAAACTTTCACATGGAGCATACACTAATGGCAGTTGCCAAGTATGGAGCGACGATCAAGCAGAATGTATATGGCATGATGTATTAGAACACCAAGAAAAAATATGGTTTACATATACAGACGGAACAGATAATTATCACTCCTGGCGATGGGGTGATTGGGGTAAAAAATTATGGGATCATTTCCCAGCAGACTATGCTTACTCTTACAATAGAGGAAGAAGTTGGGACGATGATGATTTAGAAACAAAAATTTATAGGGAAACACCAATTGTATGTGTCTTTAATATAGACTTGCTACCACAACCCACACCTGATAGAGGTAAAGTTAAGCAAAATGAATTGGCAGATCCTGCACTCTTAAAACATTGGCGATAATATGCACATAGAATATCTAAATATCTATACTGTTAAACATGGAACGAAGTATTCTTCAGCTCATGTTAATAAGATATTAGAATCTTGTAAGGAACATTTATCTTACAAGTTTACTTTCTTTTGTCTAACAGAAAATCCTAAAGGATTGGATAAAGATATAAATGTAATTCCTCTACCTAAGAATAACACCTTAAAGAAGTGGTGGAATAAGATGTATTTGTTTGATGACAATGTAGTAAGACAACAAGGCGAGAATCTATTCTTTGACTTAGATGTAATTATACAAAAAGACATAGATGACTTAGCAAACTTTGATCCTGAGGATTGTCTAGTGTTTGGACAAACACATTGGCATGATTTAGATAAGATGAAAAAGGAAACAGAACATATTCCTCATAGATATACAGAACTAAACTCTAGTATTCTTAGATGGAATGATAACTTAGATAAAGAAAATATTTCTTTATATTTTAAAACACATATAGATAAAATTTTATGGTACTACAGGGGAATAGATAATTTCTTTCAGCACAAAGGTGTTGCAAGAATAAAATATTTTCCTATAGGGTGGTTTTATAGTTACAATCAAGGCTATATATATCCACATGATATAGAAAAACATGTATTCAGACAAATACCATATGTCTGTTTATTTGACTCAATGGGAAGAAAAGAAGATGTTAAATTTTAATTTTTTAAACAGTATGCAATATTGGGGAGAGGGTTTAGCTAAAGTCGAGCATGAGATGAAACACAAGCACGATGACTTTAGACAAGCACTTAATCCGAATACTATGGAAGGAGCTATTTGGTTAGTTGAAGAACTAAAGAAGAGCTTAGATAATTATATGAAAGACGAGCAATTTAATATTCTTGTATTAAACAGCTGGTTAGGAGTGCCTTTAGTACCACTACTATGTGAGAACTTGTCCGTAGGAGAAATGCACCTAGTTGACATCGATAAAGAAGCTTTAGAGCTCTCTAAGGTGTTTAATAAGCATTATATCACCGAAGAATACATAAAAATAAATCATTGGAACTTAGATGTTCCCTTCGCTTTTGATGAGTTAAATCAATTAAAAGTAGATATAGTTATTACAATGGGAGCTGAGCAAATGTATCCATTGAAAGATTTAAAAACCGCCAACAAACACGCAGTATTTGCTTGCCAATC